CCGGTTCTTGATGCGGACGGAAACCGGACGTCCTGCAAATTGCAGGTGGTCCTGTTCTGTCACGTCAATATCGGTCCACCACGGCTGCACTCGCAGCCGTGGATGGACAGCCTGTTGATACAGGCTGTCAAGAGGGTCGAGCGAGCGACCCTCCCTCCGATAGACGCGCAGAAAGAACTTCTGCAAGGCCCCGTAGTCGTCGAGATTTGACTCTCGACGCTTCGGCACGACAATCACTCCCTTAACCATGGGGACGTGAAGGTCGGGGTCGGTCCACTCAGGCTCGTAAGGCCCATGTGACCAACGACCCAACAGAGATGAAGTTGGTTCGACGACAGGGAAGGGGATCAGTCTCCTGATCTTGTCGTCTAACCAATCCACAGTGGTTACGAAGCCGGCTTGGAATAGCCGGTTGCGTAATGACACTGCGGAAATCATCTCTGCAGCTTGCAGCCTGCTGTCGGGGAGGGCTCTATGAACGTACTGGACTGTTACGTCCATTCCGTCATAGTAGTCCTTTCCACAAGACTCCCGGAACTTACCGTTCCAAAAGGACTTGTGAACGTTCACTCGAAACCCAAAAGCTTCGAGTGCCCCTACCACAGCATGCACGTGTTCTACGGGGACAATGATATCATCCCCATAGACGCGTACCCGGCCATAGAGGCTTTCTATATCCTCCATGGTCAAGCGCCGGTTGAGACTCTGCTCAATCCCGACGAAGATCACTGTCGCGAAGACAATGGCCTCGAAGGGAAAACACAGAGCCGAACCCATAGACGCGAACTTTGCGAGGCGGACAGTTTTATGACCGCTTCCGCAAGGTACATCAGCCTTCCGCGACCTTGTTGCGTCCACCGCGCAGCGTAGCTGGCGGTGATTCTTCAACAAGGAGCGTACATGCTGATTGGAGACTCTGTCCGAAGCCTCACTGAGATCCAGTGTGGCGAGGTCCCCAGTAATGGAGCCCTCGAGCGCGAGCCGTTGATTTGGCTCTTGCTCTTCAAACATTACGAGATTCCGTGTTTGGTTAAAACGCGGGATCTCCTCCATCATCACCGAGAGAACCCCCTGCTGCATGTACTGCATACAGGTAGGTTCGATGGCGATGATTCGTGGAGTCTTCAGCGTCTTGGGGACTGCGATAACCCGTACGGGCATCTCATCCCCAGGTTCCAAGAGGGCAACATCGTCCATCCTCTCCATGAATTTAATGGAGGGATTTGGAATAAGGTGTACCCAATGTGGGAACACTTCTTCCAAACGACGAG